TCACCTAAGTTAGTACCACCGGGTAGTGTTTCAACTTTACTTCCACGACCTTCTGCTGTCTGCGGAAAGAAATAGTCTTCGTTGATACTTAACGGGTTGTAAGCTGAGTCAATAACATTAGTGCCTCCGCCTGTTGCACTTGGCAGTCTACGCTGATGTATTTCGTTTTTAACACGCTCAACAAAGCTCATAGCCAAGTGACTTGGCATGTTGCCCACGTCAATATAAAAGATTCTACGTTCCGGAGCACGTTGTATACGATAGATTAGAATAGCATCTTCAAGCAATTCTTTTTGTTTAAACACTTTAAAAATGTTTTCTAACAAGCTGTTACCAAAAGGAAAATTCTGATCTAATCCTTCACTTAGGCTTAGATGTATAACATGTTTTGCATCTACAGCAACTTCATTTTGACTGTTACTAAAGCGTGTACCGTTGCTGATTGGAAACGCACCGGCCATTGATCCGCCGCCTGCATGTTGGTTGCCACGAGCATTGGTTGTTGTTTGATTAGGTGTAATCTGTGTTACAGTTAAGTTTTGAAAGTTAGGATTTAAGTCACGGATAACATATTGTTCCGGAGCCTTGCCGTCACTTTCGTTTACAATGATCTTAGTAATCTTACCTGGATCAATGTAGTTCCATTTTTTATTTTCAGGATCGCGAACAAAGAACGCATCGCCGTATTTGAATACGTTACGCACGATACGGAAGATTCTAGTTTCAAATTTTTGTAGCTTACACCACTGCTGTAGGTACTCACGAAGGATAGCAATTTCGCTATTAGTAGCTTTATTTTTGTAAAATAAGTTAAAAGGAGTTTGATTTTCTCTGTTCTTTTGGCTGCAAAATTCTGCAATAATGTCTAAGGCAGCGTTAACTTCACTGTCCATATCCATTGTATCATACTGTTGATAACGGTCAATACGGTTAGGAGCACCAGTATACACATCTGGTAAGAAGCTGGAATAGTTTGCTCGAGCTGGGCCTGGGCGTGATGTTCCGTTACCCATTGGGCTGTAATTACCAGATGTTGTATCAGTTGTTACAGGTGTAAAGTATTTTTTCCAGCTCATTTATTTTCTCGTTATTTGTTATACAGGTTAGCACTACCGCTTTTAGCAGCTTTGGCCGAGGCTTTATGGCCAGCGTCATTAACATCAATCAGCTGTCCCATCTTAGTATTTAACGCATTTAAGCTCTTAACTACATCGTCTAGAGTAGCAGCTTTGTCGCTGCCGCCTGCAGATTTTGGCGGAGCAGCTTTTGTTGCTCCAGCTTGTTTTTCAAGTTCACTTAGAGGTGTATATTCTTCCCCAGTTTCTGGATTAATAGCTTTTCCAGGACTAGCTTTTTTCTCTGCAGGCTTTTCTGGTACTGCTGCCGCAGTTGATTTTGGTTTAGCAACGGGCATGCCGTTAGGACCTATCGTAATGCTATCGGCAGTGATGCCTCTACCTTGAGTAGCAGTCGGACTAGATCCGGCTACAACATCATTCATTGCTTCGCCCGATGCTGCACTGCTTAGTAGTTTACCTTCTTGACTAGCAGCTTGTTGTTTAGCTATGGCGCCGTCAAGGTCACCAAACTCATCGTATGGGATAGCATCGCTAATATCATTGCTTACTTTGTCAATAGACTCGCTCCAGCCGTCACTAAACTCATCAAGGCCCGATGCTAGATCACTCATAGAGTCTTCTATTACCTTGTCTAACTTTGCTTGAGCTGCATCACGTTCTGCAATTGCATCGTCCCAGGCACTTTGATCAAAGTCTTCGTCAGATACTTCGTTTAGCATAAAGACTATTTTATCTAGTGCTTTTTGTTTTTCTGCAATTGCATCGTCAATCTTTGCCTGTGCAGTCGATGCTTTTGAGCCGCCCATTGCATCAGCAATATCTTCACTTGAGGATACAATCATACTTTCAAAATCGTTATTAAAACTGCTAAACGATTCTTCGAACGGAGACATTAAATCGTCAAGGTCTGCGTAGTTTGATATTTCAGATCCAAAATTCTCAAACGAAGTTTCAAACTTCTTAGTCATCTCTGACATGTCAGGAACTTTTACAGTGCTAGATCCGCCACCGCTAACTGTTGTATTAATATCTTTAGAGATTTCGTTAAAATTTATTCCGCCGTTGGCAGTTTTTGCCTTAAGTTCTGCAAACATCTTAGCAGGATCCATCGACTGCATCGACTTAAATGCACCTTCCATATTTTGAGAACGACTTGGGAGACCTTTTGGCCCTAACATGCTCTTTGGAATTATTTCGCCAGCTGTCTTAGGTACAAATATTTCTTCTTCTCCACCGTCGCCTACGATATAGGGTTCACCTTCTTCAACCGGACCTCCGAGAGCTTTCTTCTCTATAGGCTTAGGTGTACCTATATTGTTTATTTTGTCAAGCCCTGCTCCGGCTCCTTTTAATAACTTACCTGCTGTAAATCCTGTAGTTTTTGCTATTCCAGTTACTAATCCTGCTTCGTCAGGTTGGGTCATTCTATCAGGCGCCCCATCTGCTTGAGCTGCTTTATTACCTCTAGCCATTGCTCCTTCGATTGCAGGGGCTAAACGTTTTCCACTTCCCTCAAAGTCGTTACCACTTAAATATTTTTCAGCAAATGTTTTTAACCTTGGTCCAATCTCTTTGTTTAATGGGTCTAATAGTCCTTTAGTTACTGCAGACTGTACGTCATCTAATCTATTACCAAGTTGCACAGCCGCTTTGGTTACACCGCTAACATCTGTTCCTTCTTTATCTTTGCCTTGTTGTGCTTCTTGTGCTCTGCGTTTTGATTCAGCAAGTAATTCAGCTTCGCTTGCATTTTTAAATTTGTCTTCACCTTTAATT